CTAGAATATGGAGTTTATCCATTTCATTAGTATTATGTATAACACTACTAATGATGTATCAATGGTCATAACTATTAAAGGAAGACGAGTATCTACAAAAAATAAATCAGTAGATCAATTAGCTAGACTTATTAAATGTATACGAACATCAACTTCAGTTCATCCTAAAGTAGGACAATTTGTAATAACTATGCTTAAGAAGAAAATAGACAGGATGTTAGTATCCTAATAAAAACTAACACCAATTATAACATTTAAATTTAAAAACATGCAAAACAAAATCAACAGTGGGGCCTTAGACACTCTAAAAACAGGGCAATGTTTACTAGTAAACTGTAGACCAACTAGTAAAGGAGATAAAATGTACTTAGAATTTGCTGAGTCATTTGAAAACAGTGTTTCAAGATCAGCATTATCAGCTGTAGCAACATTAAATTCAGATGATCCTAGATTTCAATTAAAAGCAAGAAGAGCTTGGACTACTGCATCACCAAAAAGAATGATGGAATTATTTGGAGTTGACGTATCAGATAAAAATCCTAACTGGACAACAGGTCAAGTAGGAAATAGAGAAGTTGATATTTTACCTTTAAACATTCTTAATCCTTATCATCCTGAATTAGATAAAATGTTCAGAGTACAGATCAAAGAAACAGTTGATCCAAATGAATGGCAAGCAGAGAATGTAGAAAAAGCAGCTAAAAGAAAAGGTGCAGAAGGAGCATTTATTACACATAAAAGCTTTTACATCTTTAGTAATCCAACAGTAGTATTAGCTGATGAAGGAGAAATAGTTCAACACGAAACATTAGAACAGGATGCAATTGCTCCAGGTAAAGAGAGTGAAAAAGTTAATGTTGAAACAGGAGAGATAACTGATCAAACTATGGGCATATAAAAATAATTAGTATATACTTGTATAGTATCTACAAATTACTTATATTTGCTCCAAGTTATATTTAAGTATAAAAGAAACTTGCATAATTTTATCTTAATACCTTGGAATTCAACTAAATAATTGACGATGACAATACCTACGGTATGTCGCAGAAATGATGAAGGGAAGAGAAATCTTCCCTTTTTCATTTTATAAAAACAGTATTTATGACAAAACAAACTTGTTTAAAACCAGTCTATGGCCTAGATAAAGAGGGTAGAAAGACTAGAACACATTATAAAATAGTAATGCCTAAGATTATAACAGAGGATTTAGGATTTGAAATGCAATTTGGATGGCCTTCACCTAAAGGAACACCTAAGAAAACTGATAGTGGCATTAGAGTACACACTTTAGATATCAAATAAATGATAAAAATAGTAAATAAAGCTTCCGATACTTCACTACTTAATGTAGTGGAGTATTGTAAGGATAAACAGCAAATAGGAGTAGATACAGAAACTACAGGCCTAAGTTTTACCAATAATAACATAATAATGTTACAAATTGGAGATCAAGACACACAATACATCATAGATGTGAGAGAAATTGATGTAACACCATTGAAAGATATATTAGAAAGTAAACAAATAGTAAAAATACTACATAACGCAAAGTTTGATGTTAATTTTATAAAGAAATTTAATATAAATTGTGAGAATGTATATGATACAATGTTAGCAGAAAGAATTCTAACATGTGGTAAGAAATTATCAGTATCCTTAAAAGAGACAGTAAAGAGAAGATTACAAATAGAACTGAGTAAAGAAACACAGAAATCATTCATAAATCACACAGGAGCATTTACAGACGATCAGATAGCATATGGAGCTAAAGACATTCAATTACTATCAAAGTTGTTTAAATCGCAAGAGAATAGCATTAAACATCATAAATTAGAAAATACAGTAAAATTAGAAAATGAGGCTGTTTTAGCCTTTGCAGACATAGAATATAACGGAATACACATTGACAAAGAGCAATGGAAAAAATTAGAAGACAAGAGTAGATTAAAAGCTAAAGCATTAGAAATATGTTTAGATAATATAGTGATAGAAGATGATAAATATAAAGAATTTCTTTATAAATATATACAAGCAGATATGTTTACACCACTTGAAGATTTAAGAACTGTAAATATTAAATGGACTAGTCCAAAGCAAGTATTAGAAGTCTTTCAAACTACTATTCCTACATTAACTAATGTAAATGGCAAAGAATTATACACTTTTAGAAAGAACAATGAATTAATTGATACTTACATAAACTATAAAGAAGCAATGAAACTATTGACTTCTTATGGAGAGAAATTTTTAGAGAATGTTAGAGTAGATAATAAGATCCATACCAGTTTTCACCAAATACTAGATACAGGACGAGTAAGTAGTAGCAAGCCTAATATGCAACAAATACCAGCAGATAATGCTTTTCGTAATTGTTTTACAGCTCCAAAGGGATGGAGTTTTGTTAGTGCTGACTATAGTTCACAAGAATTAAATGTAATTGCTTTCGGATCTAAGGATCCAGTTTGGCTGAATGCCTTAGAAGAAGGTCAAGACCTACATTCAACTTGTGCTGAATTAGTATATGGTGGACTGTGGATGGATAGTGGGGAGGAAAATTGCACATACTTTAGTCGTAAAACTAAGTGCAGTTGCCCTTCACATAAAAAATTGAGAACAAATGTTAAAACTATTAATTTTGGCCTTGCTTATGGTATGGGTCCAAATAAATTAGCTGCAACTTTAGATATATCTAAGGATGAAGCTACAACATTAATAGATAAGTACTTCAAAGCGTTTCCTGCAATTAAAGGGTTTTTAGATAAACTAGGTAATTATGGAAAGAAATTTGGGTACATTAAAACATTTCCTCCTTATAACAGAAAGAGATGGTTTAGTAACTGGTATCCTAAGATTTGGCATAACAAATCCTCAATGTTAGAACTTGGGACAATTGAACGAGCTTCAAAGAATACACCAATACAAGGAGCTAGTGCAGATATGACTAAGCGCGCTTTAATATTAATGCGTGATTACATTAAAGAGTTTAATATTCCTGTTCAACTAGTAATGACTGTTCATGATCAAATAGATACTATATGTAAAGATGAGTATGTAGGTTCATGGACAATTAAAATGAAAGAACTAATGGAAGATGCTGCATTAGAGATTGTAACAAACGGCTTGTTAAAAGCTGAAGTAACCGTAAGCAACTGTTGGGAAAAGTAGCTTACATTTTTATTAACCAATTAAAACGAATATTATGACAGATAAAGATTTAATTAGAAACTTCGTAGCTGAAGTAAAACAGCGTAATTTCTTGAAAGAATTATTTAAGAGGAATACAATAGAATTTGAAAATTATTTTAAACGAAGTACCAAAACTATAGACGAAGTTGATCCTACTGTAGGTATTGGAGAAACACATCGAAGAGACTTAAGACTTGCCTATTTGTCACAGAAAGTGAAAGATAAGCACATTTATACTGTAGTAAATAAAGAAGACTCTTTGATTATCGACTATTTTTATAGGAATCCTAATCAAACTATGCAGAAAATGGCTGAAGAATTAGGAGTATGTAAAGGTAAGGTCATTAAAGTAATGAATAGAAATTTAGATAGAGGATCATGGTAACAACACAAAAAATAATGAAGACAGATAATAACAAAACGCAAGAACAAAGAAAAGCTTTGAACTCTTGGGCTAAAGCCGGATACGTTGGTAGTATTATTGCAGGGACAGGATTTGGTAAGAGTAGATGTGGCGTAGCTGCTATACATCATACTCTTAGCAATGACTTACAAGCAACCGGACTTCTCTTAGTACCTACAACACAATTAAAAGATCAATTTATAGAAGAGTTTTATAAATGGAACTTTGAATCTGTTTTAGATAGAGTAGAAATTATGTGTTATCACAGTGCCTATAAATTATTGCATGAGCAATATACTATAGTAGTATGTGATGAAATACATTTAGGATTAAGTCCAGAGTACAGAAAATTCTTTGAACAGAATATCTATGAAAGATTGTTATGTATGACAGCAACTTTACCTGAAGAGGTAGAATACAATTTGAAATTACAGTCACTAGCTCCAACAGTTTACTCGATCACTTTAGATCAGTGCGTAGACATGGGACTAGTAGCACCGTATGAAATATATTGTATACCAATAGAACTAACAGAACAGGAAAGAGTAAATTACAATACAATTAATCAAGATTTTGTAAGACATAAAATTCATTTAGGACCTGATGCCTTTAATATAGCAAAGGCATGTATAGGAAATAACAGTGCACATCCATTAGATAGGATGCATGCTGCAGGATTTTATAAAGCAATAAGAGACAGAAAAAGCATAGTAGATACCGCAGATAATAAGATAGAAAAATTTAAAGACATAGTTTATACCAATTTAAATAAGAAGATCATATCTTTTGGAGGTAAAAATTCTTTTACTAGTCAACTTGCTGAAAGTGTCAACCCATATGCTGCTGCATATCACAGTGGAGTCACACCTAAGAAAAGAAAGGAAGCCTTAAAAAGATTTACAGACGGAAAAATTAACGTATTATGTTCTACTAAATCTTTAAACCAAGGCTTTGATGCTCCAGGTGCCAGCATCGGTATCATATGTGGGTTAACTTCTAAATCTCTTTCAATGATACAAAGAGTAGGAAGATTAATTAGATATGAAGAAGGCAAGGTTGGTAAGGTTTATATTATATATGTTAAGGATTCTCAAGAAGAGAAATGGCTGAAAAGCTCAGTAAAAACCTTAAAAAATATAAAATGGCTAACCCAATAAAATGTGAACCAAAGAAATTGTCTAGAGCGTTGCTTTCTGTAGCTGTTCAACTAGTTACAGACAAGCATGCTCCAGATAGTTACCAAGAATATTCACAAAGAATTAGCAACTCATTCGATTGTAGTTGCACTCCTGAAGATGTACAGGAAGTAATAGAAAATGTTACATCAGACTTTATAATAACCCCTAAAAAATTTGGAACTAATGATTGATATGATTATATTTGTAATCCTTTTTTATATCTTAATTTCACAAGATTATATAAAATTTACAAACGACAAAACGGGACTCTATATGGTACTCAGTTGGAAAACTAGTATATTAGATGAGGACGGTTATAGAATAGATACACACTACAGATTAATACAATTATGGAAATACCTATAGATACAGACATATTAAGAGAATACGAATTAAGCCTTGACGATTATACTTGGCTTTATTTAACATTTAAACAAGAACTTGAGTTAAGAGATATATTATCTCTTTCACCCAATAAATATTCATTGACTACTAAAGGATTTTTAATGACAGATGATTTTATAACACAAAAGTTTCCAGGCTTTTTCTTAACAGACTTTGATGCTATGTTCACAGAACTATGTGAATTGTATCCTTGGAAAGTAAGAACAGCACAAGGAGTCAGAGTGTTAAGAGCAAAAGATCCAAAAGCTAACTCAAATAAGAAAGCTAAAAAGAGATACTTTGCAGTCACTAAAGGTCGAACATCTATACATACTTATATCATAGAATGTCTAAATGAACAATTAAAGATTCTAGGAGATGACATATCATACATGCAAAATTTAGAAACATGGTTAAATAATTATACTTGGGAAAAATATGAAAACATAACAAATGATGAAACAACAACCGATCAGAAAAGAATCACTAGATCCCTTTAAAGACAGAGGGTTTAAAAGTATCAACAAATCTATTAGCGCTTCTTTGTATCAAGTAGAAAGCGGTATTAAAGGACAACGTCTTGTATATCCTAGTAAATGGGCAAGATTAAATAGAAATTTACTCGGAGGATTACAACCAGGTAAAATGTATGTAATTGCAGGACGACCAGGTGTAGGTAAATCAGCATTTAGTAATCAACTTATATTTGATTTACTAGATAATAATAAAGGTAAAAAACTATTAGTTTTATACTGGAGTTTTGAGATGCCAGGACATCAGCAGATCATGCGTGCAGGAGCTAAAGGAACTAATAAAGAAGTTGCTGAACTATTATCTGTAGAACGAAAGTTAGAAAAAGATGCTTATGAGGCATTCAAAGCTGAAGTTCTTAAATACGCACATTATCCTATTTATTTTAATAATATACCTAGAAATATGGAATTTATTAAAGAGGCTAATGTAGATATAACCAATAAACGACCAGATTACACTATAGTTAATGTATTTGATCATTCTAGACTCATATTAAGTGATAAAGAAAATGAATTACAAAAACTAAATGAAGTATCTAAAGGTTGTATGTGGCTACAAGCTAAAATGGGGACTATTAATATTTTAATATCTCAATTGAATCGTAACATAGAACAAGAGCATCGTGCTAAAAATCAGTACCAACCATTACTAACAGATTTATTTGGTGGTGATAGTATTGGTCAGGATGCACATGTTGTTATGATGTTGCAAAGACCACATGATTTATATGGTATTACAGATACTTATTGCGGTGAAGATCCTATGGGATTACTAGCCATACATATAGAAAAGAATAGGGATGGTATGTTAGGGATAATTCCTTTCGAGGCAGAAATGTCAACATTTACTATTAATGAAAGAAACAAAAAATAATAACTAAAAAAATAATAATTATGGAGATAATAATTTTATGTACTGTGCTAGGCGTAGGCATAGCTGCAGGTATGTACATTGCGTCACAAATTGAGAGTAGAATTGTAACAAAAATAGCAAATAGTAACTTTAAACTTAAAAAAGGGGACCAAGGCCCTCAAGGAGAGAAAGGTACTATAGGCGATACTGGCTTACCTGGTAGAAATGGCGACGACGGTAAAGACGGAGAAAATGGACTTAACGGTAAAGATGGTCTAGATGGTAAAGACGGTATTGTAGCTAAAGCAGGTAAAGATGGTACAGACGGTCTTGATGGAGCAACCGGTGAAACAGGTCCTAGAGGTCCTAAAGGCGCTACAGGAGAAAAAGGTGCTGATGGACATAAAGGAGAAAAAGGTGACGCTGGTCCAGCAGGAGCTGCAGGTGAAGTAAAAAACTTAGAATTAAGAATTGATAAATTAGAAATGGCTAATTCTTACATAAGACATTTACTTGGAGAAGAAGAAGATCTAAGACCTGAAGATAGATTAGGTGGAGGAGTTGGTAATTGGAGAAGAGCAGAATAATGGGTGAAGATAAAGCAAAAGAGATCATTATGAATCTTAACGCTACTATTAAAAAGATGGAAAAAGCAAATAGAATTAATACAGTTGAAAGTGAATGTTCTATTGCTAGACCTCCACGAGCAAAAATTTATGATTTAAAGAAAAAAAGAACTGAATTAATAACTAAATATCAATTAAATGGAAATACTAACTAACTTAACAGCAATAACTGTTACTTTATCAATGGGATTATTTTGTGGAGCATATCTTATGTTTATACTAATGTATAATTCAGAACAAAACTTATTACTTGAGCTTGATTGTAAAAATAAACAACTTAAAGAATATGGGAAAACAAAACAATAAATTAATAGAAAATATAAGAAAATTAGATGAAAAAAAGAAAGCTAAACAGCAAGAATCCAAAGTACTGGTCAAAACAACAAAAAGAAGGGCCAAAAATTAAAAAAAAAGTATTAATGTGTACTGCGCCTCATAATGTAAAAGTTTATGGTGTGTGGTATGAAAATGATTAAATTATGGAGTTACCAAAAACAAAGGTTAAGGCTAGCCGTAAATCGCCTAAGAACATGATAATATATGGAGCTCCTAAAATTGGAAAAACCACTATATTATCACAGCTTGAAGATTGTTTAATTATTGACTTAGAAGACGGTTCAGATATGATTGATGCTTTAAAAATTAAAGTATCTAATCTTAAAGAACTTGCTGATGTTGGTAGAGAAATATTCAAACAAGAAAAACCATATAAATATATTGCTATTGACACTATTTCTAAATTAGAAGAATGGTGTGAAGAAGAAGGTAAGAAAATTTATATGAAGACTCCTATGGGTAAAAACTTTGAAACTAAGAATCCTGGTATGTCGATACTATCACTGCCTAATGGCGCTGGCTACTTATATTTAAGAATGGCCTACAAAAAATGGATAGATAACTTGAACAAACTAGCGGATCATATTATCTTAGTTGGACACTTAAAGGATAAAATGCTTGAAAAGAAAGGTAAAGAGGTTGCAGTTAAGGACCTTGATTTAACTGGTAAAATTAAGCAGATTACATGTGCTAACGCTGATGCTGTTGGTTATATATACAGAGAAGGAGAAGAAACTATGGTTTCATTTAATTCTATGGATGATATAGTTGCAGGATCTAGATGTGAGCATTTGAAAGGAAAGACCATGCCTATGAATTGGTCAGATATATTTATTGATTAACTAATTAAACAGATTAAAAATGATTGAAGCAAAAGAACCAACTGAAGGTACAGTTGTAAAACAAGCAACGCCTGCAAAGATTACTACTACACAAATTATAACAGATTTAGAGAATGGAATCAACAGAGACGGAATTAAAACTAAATATGGATTAGAAACTTGGGAAGTAACTCAAATATTTCAACATCCTACATTAAAAGGTAAGAAAGCTAAGAAAGTTAGAAAATTATCTTTTGAATTTGTAGATGACACTGAAAATGCGGTAGATCCTAACCAAACTAGTATCCCTGTAGAAGAAGAATTAACAGAAAATCATGTTGACTCTTTTGAAGATGAAAATGAAGATGACTATGATATGACAACGTCAGAAGTAGTTGGTAATGATACTAATGAATTCGAATATTAATAATTAAAAACTAAATAAAACATGGCAATAAAAAGCAATGACAGCACACAAGAAGTAGCAGGTGGAGTAAAACTTTACTCTGGTATTTCCAATTTTAAAGTTATAGCAGTTAATCCTACTATGACAGAACTACATGATTTAGGTATTCCTGTAAAAACAGAACCTAATTATAGAGTATCCTTTTCTGATCAAGAATATAACAAAATTATATTTTGGGTAAAGAATGAAGACACTACAGTTAAAGTAGAGATTTTAATGCAGCCTCATGAAAGAAAATCTCAATCAGGTAAATTACAATGGATAAACTCTGTTGGTCAAACTACCTGGTCTGAAGCAGCTCCAACATATGATTGGTGGAAACCAGAAAATCAACGTCCTGCATTTGTAGGTGAAGAAACATTAATTAATTTTACAAAATCTTGGGCTAATGTAGCAGGAGGAGATGAAGTATCTTATGATACTATGCCTGCTATTGTTACTGGAGCTGTAGCAGAAATTAAAGCTTTAGTTCATGCATTAGCTAATAATGAAGTTAGGTTATTAGTAGGTGTTAAAGATAGTAAATATCAAACAACTTATGTAAAACACTTTGGTAGAGTTAAACCACAAAGAGATGATCATTTTGTTACTTCTCTTAACGACGAGTATGGATCATTTAATGCAGACTTCAATGTAGATTTAAAATGGGGTTCTCATGTATCAACAGCTTCTTTAGTATCTCCAGATACTATTAACGAAGATGAAGATTGGACAATGCCTGATAAACCTCAAAATGGAGTTAAAGAAACTGTTGAAGCGCCTTTCTAATGGCAATTCAAAGTAGGAAAAGTGAAGATCACTTACATACAGATGTCATACTTAGTAAAATTACTGAGTATGACATTTTTATGTATTATTGTAATAGTTTTAATGAATTAGGAAAGAAATTCAAAAGTGATATTCGACAAGATAAAAGTCCTACAGTTTCTATAATACCTTATAACGGTAAATTATTATATAAAGATTTTGGAAATACTGAACATACGTTTGACTGTTTTAATTATGTTCGGTTTAAATACAATTGTTCTTTTTTTGATTGTTTGCGAATTATAGATTGTGATTTTAAATTAGGATTACATTCAGTGAAACAAGACGTTATTAACTTTACTATGGGTTATATGGGACATACTCAAAAAACTCCTAAATTTACAAAACCCCCAGTATTAATACAAAAGAAAAAGCGACTTTGGAATAAAGACGATGCGAAGTTTTGGTCTAAATATTTGGTTAGTAAAAAAATACTTAGTATGTTTGCCGTCGAACCAATAAGTCATTTTTGGGTGAATAATAGTAGATTTACGTGTAATTCAGTAACATACGCTTTTAAATTTAATAGTCGATATAAAATCTATTCTCCTTACGAAGAAGAAAATAAATGGTTAAGTAATACAAAGAAAACGGATGTACAAGGGTACAACCAACTCCCGAAAAAAGGTGAGAAACTTATCATTACTTCTTCACTTAAAGATGTCATGTGTTTATATGCAGCAGGTTACAATGCTATTGCAATGCAAAGCGAAATGCAAATACCACATGAGGCTTTAATAAGTGAGCTAAAAAACAGATTTAATACAATAGATGTTTTATATGACAACGATTTTCATAAAGCAGATAATCCTGGACAACGAGTAGCTACTCAACTATGTGACTTATATGGGTTTAATAACATTTGCATCCCTAGCGAACTAGAATCTAAAGATCCATCAGATTTAATTAGCAGAGAAGGCAATTTTAATGAACTTAAAAACATATTAAATGAACAGAGACGAAATTATTGAGAAACTAAGAACAAAGAAAGGATTTTTAAAAAAAGGAGCAGAATGGTTAGCAGATAAATGGGACGTAGACATAGCAATTATTAGAGATTGTAAGAAACTTGTAACTTCTGAAGAGTGGGTACAAGAAAGAATGAACAATGACAATGGTCACGACTTAAGTCAAAGTCAGGCATTTTCTAAGCATTTACTCGACAATGGATTAACTATGGCAGATGTTAAGTCAGTTAAATTTTGGCAAAACATGATGGGTGAGCAAAGATATAGTATAGTAACACATAACCAATGGCACGAACAGCCTCAAGTTAAAGATGAGTTATTAAATTATATAAAAGCTAGATCTATTAAAGTTCCAAAAATTAAATACAAAAAACCAAAAGACCCTATTTGCTATGAAATATCTTTACCAGATATACATTACGGTAAAATAACTGATGAGCCTTCAAAAACTTTAGAAATAAACTATATAAAAGCTATTCAAGATTTACATAGAAAAGCTGATGGATTAGAAATTGAAAGGTTTCTTTTACCTGTAGGTAATGACGGGCTTAATTCAGAAGGTATGAGTAGAGCTACAACTAAAGGCACACCTCAACAAGATAGTATGCGTTGGCGTCAATCTTTTAGAGGTTATTGGCATTTAGTTACTAAAGCTATAGATTATTTATCAGGGTTTGCACCAGTAGATGTTGTAGTAATACAAGGTAATCATGACTTTGAAAGAATGTTTTATGTAGGCGAAGTTTTAGATGCTTTATACCATAAGAATAAAAATGTGCATATAGATAATAGTTTAGACTCTAGAAAATATTACGAGTATGGAACTAATATGATTATGTTTACACACGGGGATAAAGAAAAACCTCAAGAGCTACCTTTGCTAATTGCTACAGAACAACCAGAAATGTGGAGTAGATGTAGAGTTAGGGAAGTACATTGTGGACATAAACATAAAGAAATGCTTAACGAGTATATGGGAACTAAAGTTAGATTTATACCTAGTATATGTGCAAACGATGCTTGGCATAAAACCCAAGGTTATGTTGGCACATTACGATGTGGACAAGCTTATATTTGGAACAAGAACAGAGGATTAGAAGGTTATTTACAAACTAATATTATGAATTATGACAAAATATAAGAAAAGATCTCAGAAAGTTAAGAATGCTAAAAAATCTACATATAAAGGTATTACATTTCAATCTAGATTAGAACTTTATTGTTATAAAGAACTTGAAAAAGCTGAAATAGATATTAAATATGAAGAAGATACATATACTATTTTTGATGGTTTAGTGTATCCTCAAGCATGTTATGAAGGAACCGTTAGAAAATTATACAATAAAGGCAGTAAGATAAGACCAATTACTTATACGCCTGATTTTGTAGATCCTAAAGGTAAATTTATTATAGAAACTAAAGGCTATGCAAATGAGTCTTTCCCTTTAAGGTGGAAGTTGTTTAAAAAACATCTTAAAGATACAAAACAACAATATGTGCTTTTTATGCCAAGAAATAAAAAGCAAGTAGATGAAGTTGTTGAACTTATCAAACAATTATAAGAATTCTCTTTCTTGTAATTTAACAATCATAGGTTAGAAAGGAGGTTAGTAATTTAAAGGGCGCTATTGCCCAATATAACTCAGCGGTTATACTTTGTGAAACTATTACAATTCCTCCTTTCTTTCCTTTTTTATTAACCAATTAAACAAAAAATTATGAATTATGATAACTGGAAGTTATCCAATCCTATTGATGATGGATATGGATACACTGTAGTAAGCGATTGTTGCGGAGCAAGAATGGATGAAGACCAAGGTCTTTGTTATGACTGCAAAGAACATTGTGAACCTATGGAAGATTATGAATACGACCAAAAAAGTAGAGATGCATATCTTGAAGATAAAATGGACGAAGAAAGATTGGACCGATGAATAGTCCTAACTATCAAGACTGGGTACAGTCTCTAAAAGAAGGGGATCTTGTATTATACTTAAATGGCCAACACAGCTGTCCTGTAATATTTCTTTCATGGAATGGGGACAGTTCTAGCAACGGATACAGATCACAACATTTATATATTCCTGATTGGAATAAAAATCATTACTGGCATAGGCAAGAAGATGATCCTCAAGCAGCGTCTGATGAGCAATGGAAGACAACAATGGGGGAGTTAAAAAAACATGGAGCTAAATCTAGACATTTTGACGTAAATGTAATTAATGCAAATGCAGAAGAACGATATTTTACATTTCCAAAAAAATTTTTAACAAAAAACCAAATTAAATTTATAAAACTAATTAACACTATAAAAGGATATGAGTATTAAAACAATTGATAAACCTATGCAGGGCAGCGCCGGCATAGCTAAGAAAATTAACAAAGGCGCTGAGAAAATGGTATTTGACATTCTTCAATCCACACAGTATTCTATGCCTGTTCAATCTACAGTTAGAGAGTTAGTTACAAATGCATGTGACTCTCAACGTGAGAAAGAAATAGCTATAGAAATATTAATGGGGACAAAGAAAGTTGAAGACTATTATATTGAACGCCACGGTGCTCAATATGAAGATAGTAACTTTGATATAAGTTATTATAATAGGGATCATTTAGATGTTGCATCTGAGATAGAGTTGATGTATACTAAAAATGAGGGTGTAGGTTATTGTGATACATTTGCAGTTACTGATTTTGGAGTAGGTATTGGAGCAAGACGTTTAGAAGGTATATTGGAACTAGGTTATTCTACGAAAAGAAATACTAGTGAAAATTTCGGTGCCTTTGGTCTTGGTGCAAAAGCTGCGCTATCAACAGGTGTAGACTTTTATACTATAGAAACTGTTTACAATGGTATGAGGTTTAAATGTAACTGTTTTAACTACAAGACTGATTTTATTATACCTGCATTTAATGTAGAGACTGGACAACAGAATCCTTTTGTTACATTTAGTGATGGGTCTAAAGTATATTATGTTCCTACTGAGGCTACTAATCAAACTACTGTATCATTTGGCGTTAAGAAGCACAATCGTAGTAAGTTTGAAGAAGCTATTGAAGAGCAGTTAATGTACTTTGATAATGTTAACTTTACAATTCTAGATCCTGAAGATGAGTATGAGAAAGAAAGAAAAGTTGAGTTTCAAGCTGAAGTTATTTACAACTCTAAAAACCTTATAATATCTGATTCTTACTATTTTAACAAGCCGCACATTGTACTTGTTAAAGATGAAAATGCTACTACAGGTATTAACTATGGTTATATTGACTTTCGTGAGCTAGAAATGGAGCAGATGTATGGTTCTATTGCATTCAAATGCCCTGCAAGACAAGTTGTTATGGATAATGAAGGTAGAGAAGTTGTATTACAAGACGGTGTAGATGTTACTCCATCTCGTGAGAAAGTTATATGGAATGAGGCTACTAAGAAATACATTAAAAGTGTAATCATGTCAGCTGCTCAAGAAGCTAGTGACATTATAGAAGAAGAATTACAAGAAACTGACTTTCTTAAGTGGGTTGATGCTTGTAGATCTATTATTACTGGTAACAGTAGTGAGAACAGAATTCTTAATAAATTATCACGTATTATAAATACTGACGATATGAAACCTAAATTTAAACCTGACCCTAGAATTAAGTATGGTCCAGCTAATAAATTATTTGAAGGTTTGACTATTATGAAGCCTTATGAAGATCGCCATGATGGTATTAAAAGAGAACCAATTAAAGATTGGAACGGTTTTGATGCTAAGCATTTCTATGAAAGAGAAGGTAAATGGTCTAAGTACAAAGATATATATCTTATGGATAAAGGCCAAGAAGACTCTTATCATAAAAATCATGTTGCTACTTATACTATTGAAGATTTAAATGAGAAGTTTGATAATGCTCTTAAAAAAGCTTCAGGTAATGCTGATGCTATTCAGAAAATCATGAAACAAAAAACTAGAGTTACAGCTAAACGTAATGCTATTGTTAAACTGATTGAAACATCTGAATGGTACCAATCTTATGATGAGCTTGAAGTTCCTGAAGAATGGTTGACTCGACATAAAGAAGAGATAGCTATTGAAGAAGAGAAATCTAAATTTACTGATTTATCTCCTTCTGAACGGAGAGAGATAGAAAAGAGAATAGTTGCCTACACTATTAGATATGATGATAAAAAAGATGATTCCTTTACTATGGATAAGATTGAACCTAAAACAATTGATCTTATGAATAGTAAGTATCGTACTTATTATTGTACTAAGGAAGATGAAGGTAAGATGAAAAAAGCTGCTCTTCTTCTTAAGAATATTCAACCTTCATACAAAAAAGTATATACAAATGGGCCTATGAATAACTGGGATAAAGAATATAACTGGCCTGTTTTCTGGTTTGATAATCCTCCTGTTCGTTATATGAAATATAGTGGAGAAGAGTATGAAAGCTGGGCTACTCCTGTTCAAGGGTGGGACGCGCCTCAATTTATACGTGTGAGTGAAAATAAGGTTAAGTTTATTAAACAAAACCCTAATGTCAAACACATTGATGATTTCTTTTTACAAACTAACAATAATAATGAATATAATATGGATGAAACACTAGTAAATTACTATACCGCACATAAATTAGAAAAAATAAATCAATTTAAATTTATGCAAGGTTTAGGATGTATACATGATCAATTACAAAAAGATTATTGTGAGCTACAAGATATGAGGAATGATTTTTATTCTGAGTATGAGTATAGACGTGTGAGAGATGTAGCACCAGCTATAACTGAACACATGGATAAACTATATGAGTTCCAAAAGTTTTGTAATGAATGTGATGATGCAGAACTAATGCAAGAAAAGTCGAAAGAAATGTTTGTCTTGTCTGATATTAGTAATGCGAGAGCTGCAGACTTAGATATATTAGCTAAATATGAGAATATAGTTGAATTTGCAGAAGAAGTAAAACCGCTCCTGGATGAGCTAGAGTGTCTTAACAAAAGAGAGTGCGATATGCCACCTAACTTAGAAAAAGAACTCAGAATCTACCTACGAGCTAAAGCCCGTGAAGTTTGGGACTCATAACTAAGGACACTAGAAAGACGTTTAAAATACGTCCTTCTGGTAGGTCCACAGATTTTATAAGTCCAAGCTTTGGATTTGGTTGTTTATATAATTGCTCTTATTGTTATATGAAACGCCATAAAGATCAGGGATTATCTATTGCTGTGAATACGGGTGATATATTAACTGCGGTTAATAATCATGCGTATTTCACACCAGTGGAAAAGCCTAATCAAACACATCCTGAATTCACAACATATGATATAAGCTGTAATGAAGATTTTGCATTACACGCTAAACATCATGATTGGGAAAGAATATTTGAATTCTTTAGAGATCACCCAATAGCTATGGGTTCTTTTGCAACTAAATATGTAAATAAAAATCTACTTAAATTTAACCCTAACGGTAAAATAAGAATTAGATTTAGTCTAATGCCTCAAAATAAAGCAAATCTACACGAACCTAATACTTCTCTTATATTAGAGAGAGTACAAGCTATTGATAGATTTGTAGAAGCAGGATACGATGTACATGTAAATTTTAGTCCTATTATTGTATATGATGGATGGCTAGATGATTACAATCACTTATTTGAATTGCTAAATGTTTATGTAAGAAACCAAGAGACAGTGTTTTCAGAATGTATATTTTTAACGCACAATTTTAAAAAACACACAGATAATATGAATGCCCACCCGGAAACTGAAGAAGATCTTTGGATGCCTGCAATACAGGAAACAAAAACTTCGCAATATGGGGGAGAGAATATTAGATATAAACTAGGACATAAGTCTGAGTTTATTAAAAGATTTATAAATTTACACAATTCCAAAATACCGTGGAATAAAATACGGTATATTTTTTA